ATAGAGATAAAAACCGGGAGAGAATTAACTCCCTGGCACCTTGAAAATGTAGTAAGAACCAATTTTAGCGATGCCTACAATGAGGGGCGCTGGGCCATGATGAACGATCCAGATGTAGGGGATTTTGTACCGGCAGTTGCCTATTCTTCTATTATGGATGATAGGACTACCGAGATATGTGAACGGTTGGATGGCCAGGTATTTGAAAAGGGCGATCCTGATTTAGCCAGGATAAAACCACCTAATCATTATGAATGCAGGGGAACTCTGGTCCCTGTAACTAAATATGAAAAATTTACCCCGATATCTAAGGAAAGGAAAGCGGGGATCATGGCTATAAAGCCTAAAAATTTTATATATATAAAAGGAGATGAGTTATATGCCTTACAAGTATCCGAGTAATATCCCGGAAGGGATAAAAAGTTTACCGGCTGAAGCCCAAAAAACCTGGATTGATATTTTTAATAATGCCTGGGAACAATACAAAGATAGAGCTGAAAGAGAAGGTTTGGCTAATGCTACAGCCTGGGCCGGCCTTAAAAAAGCAGGTTGGAGGAAAGACAAAGAAGGTAATTGGATTAAAACTGAAACCCAGGGGAATCTAAATACTATGGAATTGGCAATATGGGAAGCTTATTCCCAGACTTACGAATTAAAAGATGTTGAGGTATTTGGCACCGGGGAATGGAATAAGCATAAAATAACCGATGAGGATCTTGATAATATCGTAAATGGTACTAATGAAATAATCGATAAATTAAAGCCCAAAGTGAAACTGGGCCATGATGATAAACAGGGACTACTACAAAAATCGGGATTCCCTGCTGGAGGATGGATCACTAAATTAAAGAGGGCAGGGAATAAAATTTTAGTGGATATCAAGGAAGTTCCTAAGGTCCTATATCAATTAATTAAAAATGGAGCATATAAAAGGATATCAAGTGAAATTTTATACGATTATACCGAGCCCAGCACTCAAAAAAAGTATGCAAAAGTCCTTTCGGCTATAGCTTTTTTAGGTGCTGATCTACCGGCGGTAACTAATTTGAAAGATATTGCTGCTTTATATGATAGTGATGAAAAAGCTCAAATAATTATATATCAAAAAGCAGAAAAATATAATTGTGAATGTATTGAATGTGGTTATAAAATGACCAGTGATAAACATTGTAATGAAATAAAATGTCCCGAATGTGGCGGGCAAATGAGAAGAGTCGAAAGGCCGGGCCCGGGAATGAACCATGAATTTATAGATCAAATAGCTGATGAATTTTTTGCAGGTTCACCTAAAAATAAATATGGTACACATGCTAGTAAAGGAATGAAGGGTAATTATAGCAATAATTGGAAATTACATTTTTCAAAAATAGGCGGTGGATCTATTTCAGCGGCAGCCGGGGGGCCGATTCGAGGAACTGTAAGAAGGGTCAGTATGATTGCTGCAGGAATGAAACCACCTTGCAATTTACCCGGTGGGGAAGATACTCCTGCTCGAGGTGGACCAAAAAGTCCATTATCAGGAGATTTTTCTGAACACCCTTCTGATTATGGACTTACTACTTGGGCCACTCCTTCTGATGATAATTTGACCCAAGAAGATATAAGATTAACCTGTCAAGATTTAGCTACTATTAAGAAAACTGCTTTAGCTGAAATACATAGGAGAGCAAAGGATCGAGAAGCAGAAGAAAAAAAGAAGAAAGGAGAGAGTTACATTATGCCAAACGGAGTAAAAATTACAGAACTAGAAGGAAAGAAATTCGTTGCAGTGGAAGATTTTGAGAAAGTCACAAAGGAAGCAGAGGATAGTAAAGGATTCAAAGAGAAGTATGAAGCCGAAGAGAAAAAATCCAAAGAAGCAGAAGAAAAATTAAACAAAATCTCTAAGGAAAAAAGGGACTCCGAGATTAAAACCTTTATCGATGATCACTGCTCCGATAAAGACATGCGTTTTCTACCTAAACAAAAAGAAGTTTTGATGGCTCTTGTAGAGTCCACTTCTGATGAAAAGAAGATCAATTTTACGGTAGATGACAAAGAGACCAAACTTTCACAGCGCGAATTACTGGAAAAATTTATCGAGCTTCAACCTAATTTCTCTGACTCCATTTTTGCTGAATTAAGCAAGGGCGAAGAGGAACAGGAAGAAGAAGGTAAAGAAAAATTAACTCCGGAAGAAAAGAAAGTCCAGAAGTATATAGATGAGCATAAAGATGTATCCTATCATGATGCGGTCTTAGCTGTTCTGGATTCTACTGAAGAAAAAAAGAAAAAATAATCATTAATAAAATAATAATTAACTGAAAAGAGGTGTTAAATATGAGTCAGGCTGTTGGAGCTTTAGATATAACTTTAGTTTGTGGTTCAGCGACTATGGCTGAAAAACAATATCACTTTGTTACACTCGATACTGATGGTACTGTCATTGTTTGCGGTGTTGGCGGAGTGTCTATCGGTATTTTACAAAATACCCCTGCTGTTGGTGAAGCTGCCAGAGTAAGAGTATTAGGAACAAGTAAATTAGTCATGGATGCAGCAGTTGATGAAGCGGTTCCTATAAAATCTATTGCCGGTGGAGCTGGTACTCCGGTTACCACTGATGAAGATTATGCCGGAGCAATAGACTTAGAAGCGGCTACCGCTCAAAATGATATCGTAGAAGTTTTAGTAACTCACATGTATTATGCTACGACATAACAAATATTAAAAAAGAAAGGAGTTGAAATTAAATGCCAGATGTTAGTAACGTTCATACTGACGCAATTTTAAGTAATATTTCTGAAAAATATAGTAATGCTGCCTATGTAGGATTACAATTATTGCCAGTTGTGCCGGTTAAAAAAGAAAGCGATAAATATTATAAATATGATTCTAAAGCTGATCAGTTTAGAGTTCCCAATACTTTAAGGGCGCCTAAAACCGAATCAAAAACAGTCGATTGGAAAGTAACCACCGGGACTTATCAGTGTGAGGAACATGCCTTAAATGATTTAATAGATGATCGAGAAAAAAATAATGCAGACAAGCCTTTAAATCTTGAAGTAGATACCGTAGAATTTTTAACTGATATTATTGAACTTTCCCAAGAAAAAAGAATAGTCGATTTATTGACTGGGGCAAGCATGACTCACAATGCTACCATTACTACTAAGTGGAATGTATATGCAGATTCTAACCCTGTAAGTGATATTGAAACCGGAAAACAGGATATTCACAGCAGGATATTTAGAAATCCAAATGTACTTTTATTAGGAAAACAGGTTTATGACCAGTTAAAAAATCATCCCGACATTTTAGACCGGATTAAATATGTTCAAAAAGGTGTAGTTACTCCAGAACTTATGGCCAGTATATTTGAAGTAGACAAGGTGATAATCGGTGCTGCTGGTTATAACACCAAAAAAGAGGGACAAACTGCAGTTTACGGTTATCTTTGGGGCAAATATGCTCTACTTGCCTATGTAGAACCTAGGCCCGGAATTAAAAAATTCTCTCTGGGTTATACCTTTAAGGTTGGGAAAAATATAACTCGCAGAGCCCGGTTAGAAGTAAAACATAGTGATTGGTTCGAGCCTTCTATGATAGTCGATGAAAAATTAGTTGCAGTCGATTGCAGTTATTTAATGAAGGCCTGCGTGGCTTAAAAAAAATTAAGGGGAGGATCTTTATTTCCTCCCCTTTTTGAAAGGAGTTGAAAAAATTGGATAAGCATTATAGAAAAGATATTTTTCTTGGAAATGCTCACTTTAATAAAAATCTATTTCTCCGGGGCGTTCAGGTATTCGGAGTACAAAGTAAAATATGGTTTGTTGATGGCAATAATGGCGATAATGAAAATGACGGATTATCCTGGGCCAACGCCAAAAAAACTATTACCGCTGCCATTACTGCACATACAGCATATAGAGCAACCCGGGCCGGTGAATCAGTAGATACCTATATCATTATAGCCCCTGCCACTTATGTCGAGAATATTGAGACATTGCCATTTTCTTGTCATATGATCGGATTAGGACATATAGGGACAGATAAGGCTACTGAAATACGTCCTACAACTGGGATTGCAATGGCCGGAATTTGTTCCGGATTACACTTATATAATATTAGATTCGTAGGCAAAGGCTCTGGTGATATCTGCGATTTCAATATTTTAAATTGTTCTATTATTGAAAATTGTCAATTTGTTCCCGATGGTGCGGCGATGGCTGCTGCACTTTCTTTTAATGATTGCAAGGAAACAATAATTAAAAATAACCGCTTTACGACTGGTGCTGCTCTTTATTGTGATTATGGTATTAAATTTAATGGTGGAGCAGATAAATATTGCCATAATTCAATAATAGAGGACAACCAAATTGTCAATGCAGTAAAAGCTGCAGGTACGGGAATTTATATCCAAAATACTTGTACTGCCACCGGAGCTGTTATTAGGAGAAATCGCATTCATCTTGCTGGTGCGGGGGTTGGAATAGATGATAATAATGATAATGCTCTAGTTTACGATAATTATGTATTCCACGTTGGCGGAGATGCTTACGATATAAATGCCAAAAAATCCGCAATGAATGTGGACAATAATAACGGTGCTCTCGTTATTGAGCCTAAAATCAATTTCGGAGCTCAATCTTAATA